CGGCAACCCGTACCGCCGCCGGTTCGCAGAACAAATCCTGCCATGCGTCGCAGATCACCTTCGCAGGCACAACGCCCTGTGATGCAAAGAAACGCTAGGGCTACGAGACGGGGCGGTATTACTTCTATGCCCTTGCCGGCTGATGTTCGGAACCAGCTCATGCGGGGCATAGGAATTGGAGGAAGAATGTAATGGCTAAAGATGACGTCCCTGACAATGTGGCGAACCCCAAGCTCTATCGACAAGCTAGGTCGGAGGCCAAAAGAAAATTTAAAGTTTGGCCTTCCGCATATGGTTCGGGATATATGGTCAAAAGGTACAAAGAGTTGGGCGGAAAATATTCTGGCCGAGTCGGTGGCGAGGTCACTTTAGATTTTGAAAAAAGCGATCTGGATGACGACGGTAAGCTGAGCAAGTACGAGCGCAAGCGCGGCACGGCAATCGCGAAAAGCATGGCAAAAAACATGAATGTCGGCGGCAGTGTCATGATGCAGGGCCGTGGTTGTGGCGCAATCATGGCGAACAAACAAAAGATGACGAGAGTACCTCGTGGCTAAACCAAAGGGCGGCCTCAAGAAGTGGTTTGGTAAAGGTAAAGGTGGCGACTGGGTAGACATTGGTGCGCCGAAAAAAAACGGCAAATTCCAAGCTTGCGGCAGGGCAAGTGCCGAAGATTCTGGCAGAGCGTACCCAAAATGTGTGCCGAGATCAGAGGCCAATCAAATGACGGCCGCAGAGCGTAAAAGCGCCGTTTCGCGAAAAAGATCTAAGAAACAAGGCGTCGGTGGAAAGCCTACTAACGTCGCCACTTACGCTAGAAACGGTGGTGCGATTTCAATTCAGGCAAGGGGGTGTGGTGCTATCATGCCTTCCAAACAACGACTAACCCGAGTCCCTCGGAGTTAATAGGAGCAAGCAGGCATGGCTGGACACGAAATGACGACCAAGGGCGGAATGATGAAAAAGCCCGGCAAGATGAAAAAGGGTGGCACGATGAAGAAAATGCCTCCCGGTGGTATGAAAAAAGGCGGCACTATGAAGAAGATGCCCCCCGGCGGTATGCAAAAGGGCGGCACGATCAAAAAACCCGGCGGTATGCAAAAGGGTGGCACGATTAAAAAACCCGGTGACATGAAAAAAGGCGGCACGGTTAAAGCCAAGCAGGCCAAGTTTAAAAAGCCATCCAATAAAAAAGACGGTTTGTTTGGCCGGTAGCCGTGGCGTATTTACAAAGCAATATTCCGTACTTCAAATGTTGGGTAAGGCGCGAATACACGCATAATCACGAGCAATATCATGGCGAGTTCTTGCACGCCATGGCTATTGCCGTGACAACGATGCCGACACGGTGCTTAAGCTTTCAAGTTATTTTTACCGGGGCTGAGTGTCAGGGTGACGAGGAAAATGTTCACGGTGGAGCAATGTGGGCTCGTATGCCGATCACCGCTCTAGCTGGAGACACTGACTACGAGGGTTGGCCAGACCCGATGCCGGTTTGGGCAGCGCAACCGTGGGATTGTTCTTCGTACAATCACTCGGTCTATGTTCTTGATAGATGCACGCCGTGCCCGTGGATCGCAAAAATAGATGGCGAGTTTTATCCAGCGAAATACTTGTTTACGGTTGACTACGCAGAAAACGAAATTGCCGACGACCCAGCTCAGCATAAACAGTCCCACGTTATGCAGCTATTAGACGCCGGAGACTGGACAGGCAACATCGTTGCGTTGCCGAACAATCGAGTTAGAGTTACGCATCCTGCTTGGTTTTCTGTTGGCGACGGTGCCCCCGACTTCAAGCCCAGCCAACATATTCATTACAGCAAGAGCGATTTGGACTACACTTTGGACGTGAACAAAGTGTTCGATAATTTGTACGCACCCGAGAAAACAGATGGCCCTAAGCGCAAGTAAAGATTTCGAGCTAGATGTAGCGGACTACGTCGAAGAGGCATTCGAGCGATGCGGCTTGGAGCTGCGCACGGGTTACGATCTCAAGAGCGCGACTCGATCTTTGAATTTGATGCTCGCAGAGTGGGCCAACCGCGGTCTTAACCAGTGGACTATCAACCAAAAAAGTATCGACATGGTTGTCGGTACAACGAATTACACCATAGATGCAGTCAATCCAACTGCCACAATTGATGTGCTAGATGTATTTATCAGAGAAACAATTGGCGGTGACACAGTGGATGTGCCGCTCAGCAGATTGTCCCGCTCTGAGTATGCGAACCTGAGCACAAAAACCACTACCGGCAAGCCCAACCAATATTTTATCGACAAGCAGATCAGCCCTACTGTCACGGTTTGGCCATCTCCCGATAAAAATTCCACCTACGCTTTGAAATTAAACGTGCTGACCCGTATGGACGATGCTGACGTGGGCGCAAATACTCTTGAGTTACCTTTTCGGTTTTACCCGTGTTTATCTGCCGGGCTTGCTTATTACATGGCTCTTAAGAGGTCGCCCGACAAAGTGGCCATGCTGAAACAGCTTTACGAAGAAGAATTTGAGCGTGCCTTGTCACAAGATCAGGCTCGTGTCTCATTCAGGGTGGCCCCTGATCTACGCGGCTACAATCTCGGCTGATGGCATTCGCATCTGACAAACGTGCTTACGGGATCTGTGACATCACGGGCTTTCGTTATCGCTTGCGCGACATGAAGTTCACTTGGGACGGTTTGCTTGTCGGCCCGGATCAATGGTCGCCTAAGCATCCTCAGTTAATGCCTAAACCAACGCCCGTTGATCCTCAAGCGTTGAAGGTATCGCGACCCGACATTTCGGCGGATGGGAATGACAACAATTTTTTCTCGGTCTACACCAACGTCGGAGATGGAAAACTTGGCACAAGTTTGCAAACTTTTGGACTAACTGCTAGTGTCGGCACCGTGGAGGTAATTACGTCATGAGCTTCACGTTAGCCACACTGAAATCGACTGTGCAAGACTATTTGCAGGTCAATGAAACGACGTTTAACAACAACCTGAACACGTTCATTCAGCAGTCTGAAAGCCGAATCTTTAAGCTGGTTCAGCTCCCGGAGCAACGAAAGAACGTACAAGGCACGTTGAGCGCGAGTAATCGATTTTTGGCAACGCCAAGCGATTTCTTTGCGCCGTTTTCTTTGGCAGTCATAGACTCAAGCAATAAGTATCACTACTTAGATTTCAAACATCCGTCATTCATAAAGCAATACAGCCCTACGACGACAACGACTGGTAGGCCAAAGTATTACTCCTTGTTTGACGAAGTGGCGTTCGAACTTTCTCCGGTGCCAGATTCTGCTTATACCGCAGAGCTGCACTATTTGTTCAAACCGGCGTCTTTGACGGCCGGTGCAGACTCGGGCACCACGTTGTTGTCCACGGATCATCCAGATCCATTGCTATACGGCACCTTGGTTGAGGCTGCCGTGTTTTTGAAAGAAGCTCCTGACGTAATAGGAACCTTTGAGGCTCGGTTCAAAGAGGGTATCGCTCGGATGAAGAATCTTAGCGAAGGCCGTGGAACAAGAGATGAGTACAGGTTTGATTTATTACGAACAGGCGTGAGTTGATGGCACGGATTGAAAGTTTAGAAGGCAAAAAAATAGCGTTAATCGGTTTGGGAGCATCTCAAATCGATTATGTAATCGGAGTAGAAAACAGCAAAAGATGGGATGAGGTCTGGGTCATAAACTCAGCCTTATCTATTTTTGATTGCGACAGGGTCTTCATGATGGATCCCGCAAGCCGTTATCTCGACACGGAAGACGCAGGCAATCAAACCGAGGTCATGCGTCGCGTACTCCCCGGCTTTACTAAGCCAATTTACTCCTGCCAACTCGATGAGCGTGTGCCATCTATCGTTGAGTTTCCCCTTGAAGAGGTAATCAAGGATCAGCGTTGTGCTTACATGAACACAACGGTTGCCTACGCCTTGGCCTTCGCGGCATACAACAAAGTCGGGCACTTAGATCTTTTCGGCATGGACTTCTCTTACAAGCACAACTTGCATTTCGCAGAGGCCGGCAGGGCTTGCTTAGAGTTCTGGATTTGTAAACTGATCTCCATGGACATCACCGTGGGCGTAAGCCCTAGATCGTCTCTGCTCGATCAGAATGTGGAAATAGAAGATCGCTTGTATGGTTACCACCGACTGCCAAATCCAAAAATTGCCATGCCTGATCCGCAGGGCGATTGGGTGGTCTGTAATAGGTCTGAGCTGGCCAGCATGGTCAAAAAGCACAAGCTTGAGACAATCGAGTTACCATCCGCACCGGAGCCATACAAAGGATGATGAAAGAACAAGCCGGTTTTGAGTTGGGCCAAGTTTTGGTTTCTACAACCGATAACAAGGGCCATGACCCGGAGTTCTGGGCAACTCATACA